TTTTGTGTGCCGTTTAGGGAGCAAGCCCTCAGACCTTTACCAACAACCAACCAACGGCCAGCAATCCAAAGCAGGGCAGGGGTAGGTCAAGCCATACCGCACCGAAACCGCACCCCCCACAGTTAAACTACGGCGGTGTTGTTACTGTACTCCCCAAATAAAAATATTTGCTAAAGTGAAAGCTGCCGAAATGTCCGTTTTGGTATAGTTTATTAGTGAGGTGTACCACATTATATAAAGTTTTTTACCAGAAAACGGGAAATGGCTTATATTTCCTGCCTTATATATAGTAGGGGAGTAAAACGGGGTGTGATGAGTTTTACGACCCGTTGGCCTCTAGCGAGGCCCCTAAGGGCGAGCACCGTCTTACCCCTCACTTCGCTGTAGCTCGTTCGGGCGCTAAGCCCGAAATCAGGCTACACGTTGCACGGCAGGTGTAATAGATTATCTGATCCAGTATAATCATTCTAGGCCTAGTACTAACCGTCAGGTTGGGCTAAGGTAGATTCCTCTACCTAGTAATAAAAATTAAAATTAACTTCGGCCCTTATCCACAGGTTTATCCACAAGGAGTAAGATGGCTGAGAACTCAGCAGATATAGCAAAAAGAATTATCCTCACCTCCGTAGCTGAAGGTATGACGGTTGAGCAGGCTTGTGCCTCCGCCGGCAAATCTATCAAGACCTATGAGTACTACCGGCGCACAGACAAGATCTTCGCCGATAGAATGGATCGCACTAGGCTAGGACTTAGAGATAAAAACTTCGCATCTAGTGATGCTCACGATCTAACCTTCGCAGATTTTAGAAAACGATACCTCCATAGCCAGACCTTCGCTCACCAACAAAACCTAGTTGATGTGATCAATGGTAATGAGCCAGCCTGGATGCACCCCTCTATGAAGTATGAGAAGGGTCTAAACAACAACCGCATCTTAATCAACATCCCGCCTAACCACGCCAAGTCAATTACAATTACAGTTGACTACGTAACCTGGTTACTCTGTCAGAACCCGAATTTCCGTGTCCTAATAGTTTCCCAGACTCAACGTCTGGCCGGTGACTTTCTCTACGCCATCAAGCAACGCCTGACTCACCCAATGTACGAGGACCTTCAAGCAGCATACGCTGCTGGCGTAGGGTTCAAATCTAAGACAGCCTCCTGGCAAGCAACCCGTGTTACCTTCGGGGAAGAGTTGCGAGAATCCAGTGAGAAGGATCCCAATATAGAAGCTGTAGGTATTGGCGGTCAGATCTACGGTAAACGTGCCGATATGATCATAGTAGACGATGCTGTTACTTTATCTAATGCCAATGACTTTGAACGGCAGATCAAGTGGTTAACACAGGATGTTAGATCTCGTCTTAACCCTACTGGAAAATTAATTGTTATTGGAACTCGTGTAGCCTCTGTAGACCTATATAGAGAACTCCGTAATCCAGATAGATATCCTGGTGGTCTAGTACCCTGGACCTATCTAGCGATGCCAGCGCTTTTAACAACGGATGAAGATCCCGACAAGTGGGAAACTCTTTGGCCTGCCTCCGATGCTCCATTTGATGGACAAGAGGAAGCAGACAAGAACGAAGATGGCTTATATCCAAGATGGTCAGGTCGTAACCTCTATAACGAGCGACAATCTATGGATGCTTCAACTTGGGCCTTGGTCTATCAGCAGCAAGACGTTTCAGATGATGCTGTCTTTGACCCCGTTTGTGTTCGTGGCTCTATTGATGGTATGCGAAAGAGTGGTGGACTTAATGCCGGTTATCCAGGCCATCCTAAAGATACTCAAGGCTTTACTTATATTTGTGGTCTTGATCCTGCAATGGTTGGTGACACTGCCGCTATTTGTTATGCTATTGATCGCAATACCCATAAACGTTACATTGTGGATGCTATCAAGATTTCAAGGCCTACTCCAGCGCAGATAAGACAATTAATCTTTGACTGGACTGAGCTATACCATCCTAGTGAATGGATCGTAGAGCGTAACGCTTTCCAATCATTCCTTACGCAGGATGAAGGTATTAGGCAACACCTAGCAACTCGTGGCGTAATCCTACGAGAGCACCATACTGGTAACAACAAGTGGGATGCTGGCTTCGGTGTAGCCTCTATGTCAACATTATTTGGTACTAAGCAACACGATGGTAAACACCATAGAGATAATCTTATTCACTTACCTAGTGATCAGACCGAGAATGTCAAGGCTCTAATAGAGCAGTTGATTACTTGGTCACCTACTACTAAAGGTAAGACCGATATGGTAATGGCACTTTGGTTCTGTGAGATCAGGGCTAGAGAAATGATTAACTACGGCCAATACCAAAGTCATCATATGAAAAATCCTTTCCTATCTAATAGCGAAAAAAGAAAACGAGTAGTAATCAATATAGATGAAATGCTTTTACAAAAGGATAAAACCTTTATTTAAGGGAGAGAAGTGCTAACACCTAAAGAGATCGTAGCCAAGACCGCTAGGATACAAACACGCTTTGCAGCCCGTGATCAACGTATGCGGGATGTTCTATCTGTACGTCAAGGCGATATATCAAAAGTATATCCAGCTATGTTCTCAGAGGAATACCCAAAGCCTTTAGTTGCTAACTTCGTAGATGTAGCAGCCCGTGACCTTGCTGAGGTTATGGCTCCGCTACCTTCATTTAACTGTGCAGCAACCAATATGGTTTCTGATTCACAGCGCAAGGCTGCTGATACTAGAACTCGTATTGCTAACTATTACGTTACATCCTCTGACCTACAGGTTCAGATGTACCAAGGTGCTGACTGGTTTAACACTTACGGTATGTTGCCATCAATTATTGAAATGGATTACGAAACAAACAATCCTCGTATCCGTTTACTAAACCCTTGGGGTGTATACCCAGAGATTGACCGTTTTGGTCGCACAGTTTCATTAACACAGGTTCTATCAACCGATGCTGAAACATTAGCAGCACAATATCCAGAGTTTGCTTCCCAGATCCTGCCACAAAATACTTGGCAACAAGGATCTCCTCTAGTAAGTATGGTTCGCTACCACGACAAAGATCAGGATATGATCTTCCTACCAGAGCGTAAGAACTTAGTTCTATCTAATCTTCCAAACCCAGTAGGTAAGTGTTTAGCAAATGTAGCAATGCGCTCATCTTTAGATGGCGAAGCTCGTGGACAATTTGATGATATCTTGTCAGTTCAATTAGCACGTGCTCGTTTCGCAGTATTACAAATTCAGGCTGCTGAGAAATCTATCCAAGCACCTATTGCTATTCCACAAGATGTACAAGAACTTGCTTTGGGACCTGATGCAATTATGCGTTCTGCTAACCCACAAGCAATTCGCAGAGTTCCACTAGAACTACCTAACGGTGTATTCACCGAGTCAGGTGTACTAGAGCGTGAACTTCGTATGGGTGCTCGTTATCCTGAAACTCGCTCAGGAAATATTGATGCCTCTATCGTTACTGGTCGTGGAGTTCAAGCATTACAAGCAGGCTTTGACACACAGATCAAAGCAGCACAAGCACAATTTGCTCGTCTATTTACAGATATGGTTTCTCTCTGCTTTGAAGTAGATGAGAAGATCTTTGGTTCAATGACCAAGACAATCAAGGGTGTAGATGACGGCACACCATTTACAATGAAGTATGTTCCGTCTCGTGATATCAAGGGTGAGTACGCTGTTGATGTTCGTTACGGAATTATGTCAGGTATGGATCCTAACCGTGCAATCATTGCACTTCTACAAATGCGTAGCGATAAGTTAGTTTCCCGTGATTATGTTCGCCGAGAAATCCCAATGGAGTTAAATGTTACACAAGAAGAACAAAGGGTTGACATTGAAGAAATGCGTGATTCTCTTCGGGTTGCTGTTGCTCAGTATGCACAAGCTATACCCGCTCTTGCCTCGCAAGGTCAAGACCCAACTCAAGTTATCACTCGCATCGCTGAAGTCATTGCTGGCAGACAAAAGGGATTACAACTAGAAACAATCATTGAAAAGGCATTTGCTCCGGCTCCAGCGCCTGAGATGCCACAACAACAAGTTCCAGTAGCAGGTGCGGCCCCCGCCCCTGCCTCGCAGCCTACTCCAGAACAACAAAGCGGAGCGGCCCCTGCTGCTGGCCAAGCCAAACCGGATATAGCACAACTACTCGCCTCTATTGGCGGAGCAGCATAATAGGGAGGTGAACAATGAATAAAGGATCACGAGCAAAGGCAGTTGAAGCAAAGCCAACTGAAGGCAAGAACAAGCCAGCAGGTAAGGCAGGTGGCAAGGTGTTTTTCGGATTTACACCAGCAGGCCGCAAAGGTACATCAGTAAAAAAGGGTTAATCATATTAACGATAGGAGCACTGGGTGGATCAAGATAATAATCTTCAGCGCCCAGTGCGTTCCTCAGATTTTTTAGTAATCATTTCAGGATTCTTTTTAAATTTAATAGCAACACTAGAAACACTTGCAGAAGATCTGCACCAATTATCAATTTATCATTCAACGCAAAAAAACCAAGAGGCTAAAGTGTGGCAAGAGTTCACACAAGATCTAGAAACTTTGAAGGAGGACTAAATGGCAGAGAAAGTTCCACTAGCTGGAGTATCTGGCCCAGGCAAGTTCTCAGTACGAGAAGACTTACCACCATCACAAAACTATGGTGACAGAAAACAAATGCAAGAAGATATTGCTGGCGCTCCAACAACAGTACAACCTACTGTTAAACCAAAGCCATTAACTGGATTATTCGCTCCAACAGAACGACCAGATGTTCCAATCACTACTGGATTACCAATAGGTGAAGGACCTGGACCTGAAGCATTAATGATGAACCAAGGCGCTGCGGCTGAGAAGTTGTCAGACACATTAGCCAAAATGATTCCTTATGATGAAACCGGCGAAATAGCAGTTCTTTATCAACAGGCTTTAGCAAGAGGTCAATAGTGGCTGATGCTTTAAATACTTCATCTTTTGCAGCCGGTATATCTCCAGCAGAGAAGAAGAAGGTTGATGAATTACGTAAGGTATTAAGTGCCCATCGTGAATTATCTAATCTTCCATCTGATGTTGCTAGTAAGGTTGTAGCTACATACACACCAGCACAACAACAAGAGTTAGTTAAAACTGTTGGCGAAGAAGATCCAGAGATCGCACCTAAGCGAGGATGGCTTGGATCTGCTTGGCACTACACTGGTGGTCAATTATTAAAAGGTCTTAATTACGCATCTGATCTTTCTACTCAGGTAGCCCGTACAGCCCAAATATCATTAGAAGAAGGTAAGTCACTAGGCAACGCTTGGAACGAAGCTGGTATTAGTGGCGAGAAAAAGTTTAACGAGAATAAACTTGAGTCTGTTCGTAGAAAATACGGAGCAGATGCGGTAGAAGTAGCAGTACGTCTATCTTCTGGAGAAGCTCCAGAAGCAATAGAGGTTAGTGCTACTCCATCACAATTAAAGTATTTATCTTTAGCAGATAAGACCCAAGGAACTAAGGAAGAAAGAGATAACTTCCAAGATGTTCTTGACTACGTAAGTGCTGCTAAGTATTCTCCTGGTAGATTTATAGCCAACCTAGTTGATGCTGCTATTCCTGGTGAACTAGTAAAAAATGGATTCTTTTATAAAGGTATATCAGGAACAGTAGATGCTGCTTATCGTATCTTTGCGGATCCTCTTCTTGCCGCTGGTAAAGCAAAGCGTTTGTACGATGTACAAAAGTACGCACTAGATGTTGTAATTGGCAACAAAAAAGTTGCTGAAGTATTCTCAGAACCAAAAGTTGCAGATTTCTGGAATCGCTATGGCGAAGAACTATCAAACCTACGCAAGGCTAAAAAAGAAGGAAACACTAACGCTAAAATTGCAGCAGAAAAACAACTGCAAATCCTTGCTCCTGAATTTGGTCCTGCAGTAATCAAGAGTTTTAATGATGTAGATGTTCCTGTATCTAATGCTATTACTGCTAAAGCATTTTTTGAAAATGCCCAACAGGTAGATAAGATGATGGTTGGATCTATTGGTCGCAAGCGAGTACTAGTTCCTCGTATGGATGCTGCCCGTATAGCAAGAGTAAAGTTTTTAACTAGTGCTAATAAAGTATTTAATATGGATAAAGTAGGTCCATCTTTAGTAAGCAATACTTACTTCGGTGGAAACGCAACAGATGACGGTATTGCCCAAGCATTTATTGATGGTAAAGAAGAGATCATCACAAACGTAAAGGCTACTATGAAGCCTAAGTTAACTGCACGTTTATCTATGGCTCAAATTAACTATGGTCTTGATAGAGTTAAAGCAAAGTTTGCAATTGCTCCTTTATTCAAAGATGATATGTTTGACGTATTGGCACCTGATGCTTCAACTCAGATTTATCGCTTAGCTCGCACAGTACTTCCTCAAAAGGAATCTAAGTTAATTGCTTCAGCATTTGATGCTATTGATGATACTGCTCGCCGTAAGGATGTATTTTACGGATTATGGTCAACTATCGCAGATGTTCGTGGTCTTAATGCTACAGAACCAGGACAACTTATTGTCCGTAGATTAACAGGCAAAGGTGAAACTAAATTTGCTGCAACTCGTCTTGGAGAAAATCCAGCACTAGTTGATGGAGAGCAATTAGGTCTTATCGTATCTGATCTATCCTCAATGGTAACTGCTCCTAATATTGTAGATATTGATAGAGCAGCAGCTCGTAGCACAATAATACAGAAAGTACTTGGTCAGGCTAATAAAGACTGGGTAGATAAGATGACAGGCACTTGGTCATTCTTGACTCTTGCTGGACCTCGTTACGCTCTTCGTAATGCTACAGAAGATCTAATGGTTAATATTGCTATTGGTCAATCTCCTTGGGGAGTTGCTAAGGCAAGATTATTATCTACTAGATTAAACACCGCTAGAGGTGTAGGTAAAGGTTTAACTAAAGGCGAGAAGCGAGCAGCTAATCCGCTTGGATCTGCTCTACGTATTCTTAATAAGAAGGAAGCAGATAAATTTGCTGCTGAAATAGCAGGTCTAGATGATCGTATTATAGCCACCCGTAAAGAAATTGCTACCCTTAAAACTACTGCTAAATCAGAAACTAACCCTAAGAAAAAGCAGGCACTAGAAGATAAGATAAAAGAGTTATCTGCTAAAACTAAGGGTGGATCTGTATACCAAACTCGTGTTATTTTTGCTCGTGCTTTAAATGAAGGTAAGTTAAATAGAGCATTTGCTAAGTTAGGTAGAGGACCTCTTAATAAAGAAGAATCAGACATTCTAGCTGAACAGATCCTTAACGGTGATCTAGATAACGCATTAGCTGATGTTATTGAGGCAAGCACTAACTTTGCAGTTGGTAATGATTATGTTACATCTGCTAGAGAGTTTACGAAAAAGCACGGTGTTCGCAGCGTTGCTCTTAAAATAGAAACTCCTAATAACTATGCTCGTGCTAAAGGATCTCCTGGATACAAAGAGATAAGAGTTGCAGCGCAAAGCGAAGCATCACTTATTGCTTGGTTAATGCGTATTTCTTACTATGCAAATGATGAGTTAGGCGCTATTGCTGTAGCAAACCTTGATGACAAGGCAAAAGCCATAGCAGGAATTAAAAAGTGGTTTGTTGATAATCCTAAAACTGCCCAGCAGTTCAGATTCCAAACTGCTAGATCTCAGGATGAACACGCTGAGGCTATCTATAACTCAGCACGTCAACTATTTGAGAAGCAAGATCCAACTCAACTTAACTTAGATCTATTAGGCAAGATTCGTTCTATTGATGAGGAAACTGGAGAGTATGTAATCTCCGGCAAATTATCTTTAGATGATCTACCTAAAGTAGATGCTGATCTACCTAACTATGTAATTGGCCCAGAGCTAGTTCCAATATCTGATACTGGAAACTACACAACTTCCTTAATGGAAAAGGGCTGGACTTGGCTTGGTATGTCCAATGCTCGTATGTCTAGAGAGCCTATTGTTCTTGCTGAGATGATTCGTATGCGTAAGCAAATGCGTAAGAGTGGCTTTGAGGATGCTTTTATTCAAGCACACTTAAAGGATGTAGATCCAGCAAACCTAAAAAAGGTTGAAGCTGCTACTTTAGTTGCTAAGAAAAAGTTGGCAGGTATTGCTGAAGAACGAGCAACACTACAAACTTTAGCTTATGTAGATAATCCACTGATCAGAAGCCAACTTGCTTTCTCTATTCGTAACTTTGCACGTTTCTATCGTGCTACTGAAGACTTCTATCGCCGTATTTACAGAGCAGTTCGCTACAATCCTGAGTCAATTCAGAAAGCAGCGTTAACTTATGAGGGTATTACTCACTCTGGTTGGGTACAAAGAGATGATCAAGGTGAGCCTTACTTCATTTACCCAGGTGTAGAACCTGTATACCGTGCAGTTCAAACTGCATTACGAGGTTTAGGTGTACCAACAGAGTTTAAGACTCCACTTCCAGTACAGTTTGGTGCAAACTTTAAGATGGTAACTCCATCTTTAAACCCTGAGTCTTGGGTACCTACACTAGCTGGTCCACTATCAGGCGTATCAGTTAAGGTTCTGTCTAATATCGTAGATATTTGGAACCCTGGTGCTGCAGATAGCATTACTCGTCTAGCATTAGGTAAGTATGCAGAAGATCAACCTATGGTTTCTGCCTTCTTGCCAGCACATATTAATCGTTTATACGCAGCAATGGATCGTGATGAGAGAGATTCTCAGTACGCATCAGCTTGGCGTAAGGCAGTTACCTACCTAGAGGCATCTGGCAATGGTATTCCTAAGAAGTATGAAATGATTAATGGAGTTGAAACTCTTGTTGAACCAAGCCCTGCAGATCTAGAGGCTTATCGTTTAAGAGTAAAGAATACAACCATTGCTATTTTAGGAACTCGTTTCGTATTAGGTTTCGTAGTACCTGCTTCACCTCAAGTTCAATTAAAGTCTGATATGACAGATTGGCTAAGAGATGCAGGTAGAGCAAACTTTAAGCAATCTTGGAATAAGTTACTAGATCAATATCCTGGTGATTACGATGCTGCAATGGCCAAGTGGGTTGAGTTATACCCTAACCAAATTCCATTTACTGTAACTGAATCAGAGCGTAAGACAGTTGCTCCATTCCGTTACGCAGAAGAATCAGGAAAATTTGTAGAAGAGAATAAACAACTATTCAAGGACTACAAAGAAGGCGCTGTATTCCTAATACCTCATAAATCAGGTTTCTCTTGGGATGCTTATAAGACTATGACTGATATGGGTCTACGTCAGAACAAGCGAGTAGAGGAATATCTACGAGAGGTTCAAACAGCATCAGATCTACAGACTTACTTTGAACGCAAAGAAAAGTTTGAAAAAGATCTAGAAGGTGCTGGTATTGAATATACTCGCTCTAAATTACGTAAAGAATTTAATGACTGGAAAGATCTATTCTTTGCAGGTAGACCATTAGTTAAAGAAGAGCTTTCTCAAGGCAGCCAAAAGGCTATTGCACGTTTAACTGCACTAGATGATCTAAGCAATATGCTTGATGATCCTGCTGTTACTGCAGTTCCTGAAACTCAAGCTGCCTTAAAGAAGATGGTTAATCTTTATAATCAATACAAAGATGAGCAAAAGAGATATGACACCTTTAGTGGTTCATCATTCCTTGCATCTCTATCTAAAGATAGAACCATTAAGGAAATGAGGCAACTCGCTTTGTTTAATGAAAACACACAAGCAGCATACGATGTACTATTCGGTAGATTGTTAGGGGACTAAATTGGCACAAAGTTTAAAAACATACCTAAGCAATAGGACTGACGTTCAGGGTGCTCGCAGAAAACTATTAGAAGTAACTAGTAATTTTCAGGTTGCTAAAAAACAATGGGAAAGTACTCCTAAATCTGATCCTCAATACCAGGATATTCTTGCTGCTTATAAGGCGGCTGAAACAGAATATAAGACTGCAGAGCGTGCCAAGAATCTAGCAGAATCTAATGCTCGTGTTGAGTACGATGCTATGACATCCAAAGAGCGAAACAAAAACATTAATGCTAAAGATGCTCAGATTCAAACTCAGATTAACAATGCTAGAGAGCAAGAAGCTAAGTATGTTGAGGCTGGTATTCCAGTACCAGATTCCGTAAAGAATCAAATCTCTGGTTTAGAAAGTCAATTAAGCGGTGCTCCTAAGGGTAAGGGTATAACTACCAGTACTACAACTACCACTACTGCCACTCAACCAGGAGGGGTTCAGTCAGAAAGTTTAGATTCATTCTTAAAGAGTTTAAATGGAGCTACTCCTAAATACATTGATCAAATCAGAGGTTACTTAGGTCTTTCTCTTAATGGCAGATTAGATGCCACTCTTATAAACAGAATATATGCTGTTGAAAAAGATTTAGAAACAGAACAATCTGTTAAAGGTCCAATGGACCGTCTTGAATACTACGCTCAATATAAAAGCGGAGGCGGTGCAGGAGGCGGTGCAGGTGCTCCACAATTTTCTATATCATCTCCGACTGAGGCTGCAGCCTATATCAATACAGCCTTTAGAACTCTATTAGGTCGTTATGCTACTACTGAAGAAATTGCAGAACTATCTCCTAAACTAAATGCTGCTGAGAAAAAGAACCCAAGCAGAACAGTTAATGGTGTATCTACTGGCGGTCTTAATAGAGATCAGTTCCTATTAGAGATTATAACTAAAAAACCTGAATATGTTGAGAAAAAGAAATCAGCACAGGGTCTAACAAGACAAGAACTTGCTACAGTTGCCAGAGCAAATGGTTTAGATTTAGATAAAAACTTTGCTGGTCAAGCAGACTCTTGGATTAAAAGAGTTGAAAACGGCGAAGATGTAGATATCTTTAAGAACCTAATTCGTCAAACAGCTAAGGTCGGACTACCTGATAAGGTAGGCAAACTACTAGATGAAGGTGTAGATCTAGAAACTGTCTATACTCCGTATAGAAACGCAATGGCTGCTACTTTGGAAGTTAATCCAGAAACTATTAATTTAAATGACAGCACACTTCGTAGTGCTATAGGCCCTGATAAAGAGATGCCTATTTACGAGTTTGAAAAAGCTCTACGTAAAGATTCTCGCTGGCAATACACAAACAATGCTAGAGAAGAAGCATATGCTGCAGTTAATAGAATCCTACAAGACTTCGGATTTAGGAGTTAATAATGGCTGACAATCCAGAAACCGCTAGAGAGAAAGCTATAGCAAAAGGAACTTTTATTCCTCAAACTACAATTCCTACTGGTAATAACTATGGCGCTTTTGCTGAATCTCCATTTTATCAGGCTAATCCAGAGTTAGCACCAACTGGTCCTACAGGACCCACCACTGGTGCGACTGGACCAACAGGTGGATCTACTAATGCTACTGGTCCAACCCAACAACCTAAATCTGCTTTTGCTGTTGCTCTAGATCTATTGGCTAAATATGGTATAGATTCATTAGCACCAAGCGTACAATCTTTACTACAGGAAAACATAGGCATCAACGAGTTTTCTGTTAGATTAAAGGATACAGACCCTTACAAGAAACGCTTTGCTGCTAACGCATCTCGTATTGGTAAAGGCTTAAGAGCACTTAGCGAGGCAGAATATATTGCGCTTGAAGATAGTTATGCAAAAACTTTCCGTAATTATGGACTACCTCCTTCTTACTATACTAAAGGTACAGATGGTATATCAAAAAATTTTGAAGCATTAATTGCAGGAGATGTTGATTCAACTGAAATAGAAGATCGCATTATGATTGCACAAAAGAGAGTTAAAGATGCAGCACCTGAAGTAAAGCAAGCATTAAAAGATTTCTATCCTGATATTAAGGATGCAGATATTCTTGCTTATACACTTGATCCTACTAAAGGTATGGAAGAGATTAAGCGTAAGGTAACTGCTGCTGAAATCGGCGGTGCAGCACTTGGACAAGGTCTAGGTACTAGCGCAAGCAGGGCAGAAGAACTTGCTCGTTTTGGTGTAGATGCAGCAAAGGCAAGAGAAGGTTATCAAGCCATTGCAGAGATAGCACCTCGTGGCTCACAACTTGCATCAATCTATGGCGAAAGTCCATATGGTCAAACAGAGGCAGAGCAAGAAATATTTAATTTATCTGGTAGCGCAGCAGCAGGACAGAAGCGCAAGAAGATAGCAGGACTAGAAACCGCAGCATTTGGTGGACAGTCAGGAACAACAGCAGGAGCACTAAGCAGAGATAGAGCTGGCTCCTTTTAACTAAGGCCTGCCGTTAGAACCACCGGCCTAACGGAGTGATAACAATACCGGTAGTAGGAGCCATACAGATATCCCCGAACTGTATGAGGCCTGCGTAACTACAACGAATGGGAGATGGACTATGTCCAACTACGACTACGAGGATGATGATGACTTCACTACTGAAGACACATCAGGCAATGACCTTGTTAAGCAACTACGCAAAGCAGCTAAGCAAAAAGATAAAGAACTATCTGAACTACGTTCACAGTTTGAGTCTTTGACCAAGGCGCAACGTGAGAGAGCAATCAAGGATGCCCTCGCAGCCAAGGGAGTTAATACGAAGATCGCTTCGTTTATTCCTTCGGATATAGACCCAACTGAGGAGTCTGTATCAAAATGGCTTGAATCAAACGCAGATGTGTTTGGTATTCAAACCGCACCAACCGAACAACCTAATATAGATCCTGCTCAAGCGGCAGCGTACAAGCGGATGAACACAGCAACTGAGGCTGGCTTAACGCCAGATCGCAGTACTGATGTGCTTCAAAAGATGATGAACGCTAATAGCCGTGAAGAGTTAGATCAGATTATTAGAGAGTCCGGAATCTAATCCTACTAACGAAAGGCACCTACAATGGCACTACCATCAGGTAGTTTCACTGGTACCGGTGATATCAGCAATTTAGTCAAAACCGCATATGATCAATATGTAAGAATGGCACTACGTTCCATTCCGGTAATGCGCTCACTTGCAGATGTTAAGCCAGTACAACAGGCAATG